ATTAGTAGAAAGCAGAACTATTACTAATTTTAAACAAACATCAGACCAAGTAATAGAATTACTTAAAACTAAAAATGTTAAGAATTTTACTACTATAAGACAATTAGTAATGGATTCTAATATTAGAGATTACAATGAGTTATATAGAGTATTATTTGAAAGAGCTGATGAATTTACAGATTCAGTAATTGCTACTCTTATAATAGCAGATTACCAATACAAATCAATTATGGCACCTGATAAAGAAATTACATTTTGTGCCTGTGTTTCAAAATTATTAACAACCAAATAAATAAAGATGGAAGATCAACAACCACAAATGAGCTTAGATTTAAGCAAAACAACTCCAATTTTAACTGCCGCTGGTGGTAAAATTTGGCACCAAGGATACTTACTAAGAAAAGTATCTAAATTCATTACAGGCACTAACGAAGATAATGTATTACCTATCCAAGTATTCTATGACCCAGAAACTGGTGAAGTTTTAAAAGATGGTTTACCTGATGAATTTAAATTCATTTTAGAAGATGACCAAAATTAAAACTATTTTTGATTGGGTAAAGCAAATGTCTTATGACAAAGAGCCATGGTCCTCGTTTTCGAACGAGGAGCATGAAATCTTTAACAATTTCATGATTAATAAAATTATCTCAATGAATCCCAATTATATTGAATTAGTAGCTGAGATACAAGAACACCAATTACCAAAACAAAGGTTATATGAATTTTATTGTAAAACTTTACCCAAACAAAAATTCTTCAACAAATATGTAAAACCTACAAAACAACAGTACGTGAAAGAAGTACTAAGTTTATTATCTGAATACTTTCAAATAAGTACTAGAGAGGTTTTAGATTACTGTAATATTTTAACTCAACAGGATATAATTGCAATCTTACAACAGTTAGGTAAAGAAGAAAAAGAAATTAAAAAGTTATTAAAATGAGTGACTCAAGAAAAAAATTTGAAGAAATGAATCAAAGAGAAATAATAGTTACAATGGATGAAGATGATAACGACCAAGTAATCCATCCTCAACATTATGGAGGTAAAGATAACCCATATGAGGCTATCAAAGTAATTGAAGCATGGGGAGTAGGTTTTAATCTAGGCAACACACTTAAATACATTTCCAGAGCAGGTAAAAAAGATAACATTATTCAGGATTTAGAAAAAGCTTTATTTTATTTAGATAGAGAAATCCAAAACAGAAAAAAACTTGACTAAAAAACTCCCTAAAATATTAAAAGACTTACAAAAAGTAACTGTACCGGAGATAAACTATGCTTATCATAAATCTATATCTTATTCTCAATTAAGTATATTTGCTACATGTCCTCATCATTGGGGTTTAAAGTATAGAGATGGGTATAAGGTTTTTGAACCTAGTATACATGCAGTATTTGGTACGGCTTTACATCGTGCTCTTCAACATTATCTAACGATATTTTACGAGGAAAGTGGAGCAGCGGCTGATAGATTAGATATTGAAACTGAATTTAAAAATGTGTTAAGAGAAGAGTATAAGAATTTTTACACTAAAAATAAAAATATTCATTTTTCAAATCCTGCAGAACTAGCCGAATTTTGTGATGATGGTCTTCAAATTTTAGATTACATTAAAAAGAAAAAAGGGAATTATTTCTCAAAAAGAGGATGGTATTTAGTAGGGTGTGAAGTACCTATTGTTTTAAATCCAATCAAAAAACTAAACAATGTTTTATTTAATGGGTTTATAGATGTAGTATTTTATCATGAACCTACTAATACTATAAAAATTCTTGATATTAAAACTTCAACTCGAGGTTGGGGTGATAAAGAAAAAAAAGATGACATTAAAATGTCTCAATTAATTCTTTATAAAAAATTCTTTGCCGAACAGTATAATTTTCCAATTGATAATATTGAGGTTGAATATTTTATTACTAGGAGAAAAGTATATGAAGGTGGAGATTTTCCACAAAAACGAATCCAAGAATTTAAACCTGCTGCTGGTAAAGTAAAAATAAATAAGTCAACACAATTATTAGAGAGTTTTTTAACTCAAGTATTTACAGATGAAGGATCTTATAATCCGATCCCACTAGAAAAAATACCAAGCAAACATAACTGTCATTTCTGTCCTTACGCAAACAACTCAGATTTATGTGATAAGAATGAAGAAGTTAAAAAATCCTTTGCATTTTATTAGATATTAGTATATTTATATATAACATTAACTAATAATCATTAAAAACATGAGTACAAATCAACAATTAACAAGTGTGAAGGTAGATAAAGATATCTTTGAAGCATTTAAAATAGAGACAATTAAAACTAAATTCTCTCTACAAAAATTAGCAGACAGGTGTATGCATCTGTATTTAACGGACCCCGAGTTCCAAAAATTAGTTCACAATCATATGAATCTAGAATTATAAAAATAACAAATTAGTTTATGAAAGAAGGTTATCTACCTAAAGAGCAAAGGAAAAAAATATTATTCATTTGCGACGACATTAGAATGCACTCGGGTATTGCTACAATGGCTCGAGAAATAGTTTTAGGGACTGCCCACCACTACAATTGGGTAATAATAGGAGCTGCTATTAATCACCCTGAACATGGACAGAGATTAGACTTATCTCAAGCCACTAATACTGAAACGGAACTTACAGATTCAGATGTAGTTATCTATCCAAATAATGGATATGGTAATGCTGACTTAATCAGATATATGTTAAAAAATGAAAAACCAGATGGTTTAATGTTTTTTACAGATCCAAGATATTATGATTGGTTATTTGCTATTGAAAATGAAGTAAGAAAACAAATTCCAATGATTTACTTAAACATTTGGGATGACTTGCCTGCTCCTTTATACAATAGAGCTTTTTATGAGTCATGTGATACATTATTAGCTATCTCAAAACAAACTAAAAACATCAATGAAATGGTTTTAGGTAAAAGAGCAGATGGTAAACTTATCTCTTATGTACCTCATGGAATTAATGAAAAACAATTTTTCCCTATAGAAGATAAATCCCAATTGCAAAATACTAAGAAAAAATTGTTTGGTGATAAAGAATTTGATTTTGTAGTGTTTTTTAATTCAAGAAATATTAGAAGAAAATGTGTTAGTGATTTAATGGCTGCCCATAAAATGTTTTTAGATTCGTTGCCTAAAGAAAAAGCAGATAAAATTGCTTTAGTATTACATACACAAGTTGTAGATGGTAATGGTACAGATTTAGATGCAGTTAAAACTTTATTATTAGGTAAAAAATCAAATGTATTCTTTTCAGATCAAAGAATTGATACAGCTGAATTAAATAACCTATACAATATTGCTGATGTGACTGTATTACCTTCTTCAAATGAAGGATGGGGATTAGCATTAACTGAGGCTATGATGGCAGGTAGAATGATTATTGCTAATGTAACAGGTGGTATGCAAGACCAAATGAGATTTGAAGATGAAGATGGTAAATGGATTGATTTTACACCTGAATTTCCTTCAAACCACTTCGGTACCTATAAGAAACATGGTAAATGGGCTATACCAGTATTTCCAAATAATATGTCATTAGTAGGTTCACCTACAACTCCTTATATTTGGGATGATAGATTAGACTTTAGAGATTTAGCTAATGCTATTCAACAAGCTTATGAATTATCTCCTGAAGAAAGAGAAAATAATGGTAAAGCAGCTAGAGAATGGGTAACATCAGATGAATCAGGAATGTCTTCTCGCATGATGTGCAATAATGTAATTAAGGATATTGATTTAACATTAGAAAAATTTACACCTAAGAAACCATTTGAATTCTTTATGGTAGAAGATTTGGAGCCCCTAGAATTAGTTCATAAATTAACGTATTAATAAGATTATATGAAAAATACATTTGTAATAAGTTGTCCAATTGACACTTACAGTGGATACGGTTCTCGTAGTAGAGATTTAGTTAAAGCATTAATTAATCTAGATAAATACGATGTTAAAATAATACCACAACGTTGGGGTAATACTCCATGGAACTTTATCGAAGATCATCAAGAAGAATGGGGATTCTTACAATCTCATATCCTACCAGGTCAAATGACACAACAACCTGATATTTGGGCTCAAATAACAGTACCTAATGAATTTCAACCTATTGGAAAATACAATATTGGAATTACTGCAGGTATTGAAACTACAATCTGCGCCCCACAATGGATTGAAGGTTTAAATAGAATGAATTTAAATTTAGTTTCTTCAGAACATGCTAAAAAAGTATTTCAAGAAAGTAAATTCCAAAAACAAGATGAAAAAACTAAACAAGTTGTTGGTAATGTAGAATTAACTGCTCCAATTGAAGTATTATTTGAAGGAGTAGATATTACTAAATACTTTCAATCACCTTTACCTAAAGATTCTGAGATTAAAAATACTCTAGATAATGTAAAAGAAGATTTTGCTTTTCTATTTGCTGGTCATTGGCTTCAAGGAGATTGGGGTCAAGACAGAAAAGATGTGGGTGGTTTAGTTAGAATGTTTTTAGAAGCATTTAAAAATAAATCTAAAAAACCAGCTCTTATATTAAAAACTATGTCAGGTCCTACTAGTATTGTAGACAGAGATAATATCTTGAGAAAAATAGATACTATAAGACAATCTATGCCTACTAAAAACTTACCTAATATTTACTTATTTCATGGTGAAATTTCAGATGATGAAATGAATCAATTATATAACCATTCAAAAATTAAAGCAATGGTTAGTTTTACTAAAGGAGAAGGATTTGGTAGACCATTACTTGAATTTACTCAAACTAAAAAACCTGTAATAGCTTCAAATTGGAGTGGTCATTTAGATTTCTTAAATTCTGAATTTACTTCATTAATACCTGGTACTTTAACTAATATTCATCCATCAGCTCAAGTGCCTGATATGTTAATTGAAGGATCTCAATGGTTTACTGTAGATTATGGATTTGCTGGAGGATTATTAAAAGATTATTTTGAAAATTATAAAAAATATCAAGATAATGGTAAACGTTTAGCTCATTATTGTAAAACTAATTTCTCATTTGAAAAAATGCAAGAAAAATTAGATACAGTATTAACTACTAATGTACCTGAGTTTCCTAAACAAGTACAATTAAAATTACCTCAATTGAAAAAAATTGAGTTACCTAAATTAAAAAAAGTAGAATAAAATGAAAGATAAATTATCTATATGCCCACGTTGCGGGAGTGATGCTTGTTATATCACTCCTGTAAATGAAGTAAAAAACAACTATTTTTGTTTTGGATGTGGTTTTCAAACCAATGATTTAATGAAAGAAGGTGAATTTGACTTTGAAGTCTATGAAGAAACATTACCTGAACTTTACAAAGACCTTAAAAACACAGACTCAGAAAAACGAGTTTGGTACCCAATTACTATCAATATTCAGGATAAAGGAACGGTATTTGCCAATGGTACTTCTAAATTTAATTGGCAGTGGGCAGGTATAAAAGCAATCGAAGTAAGCGAAGAAGAAAAAGGTAAATTTAAAATACCTGGTACTGAAGATTATTATACCCACAAAACTGATATTAAGTCTTTAAAGAATCATTCACAAAATGATTTTATTGAGGCTTTAGATTATATAGGTTTTTACAATTAAAAATATGAAAATAAGTTATGCGATTCCTGTTTGTAATGAACATGAAGAATTAATGAGATTACTAAGCATCCTCGTCACTAATAAAAGAGACGAGGATGAA